AAACGGCTTGTTCAGCACATCTTGTGCGGTTGTCGCGCCCGTTTCGCCCAATCTTGCCAATAGCTGCTGCACCCTTTGCTGAGTGTCAAAAGTTGTTTGCGCCGTTGGCGTAAATGTTTGTTTGACTGTCGGCTGGTTAGTAGTCGGATCAAATGTGACAAGCTGCGTTCCAGCGGGTGTGTATATATTTGGGTTGTTGATGTAACCCTGTTTGATCGCTGTTTCTACGTTAGCCGCGCCTTGCGCTTTAGCTGCCGCAGTTGGGTCATAAGTTTGAACAGGGGTGGATTGTTGCCCGCCGCCAAATATCGTTTCGACAAGTTTAGCCATGAACTTTCTCCAATTCCTGACGCATCCACTTTTGAGCGTCTTTTTTCATCAATCCATAAATGCACACATCGCCATTTTCATGTGCATTACGCATAACGCCTTCCAACTTAAAACCCATGTGATTCGCAAATCGCCGTGACTTTTTGTTGCTCTTGAGGATCGTTCCTGTAATTCGCTTGCATTGCAACTGCTCAAACGCATAACGCACAATTGCATCCATGAAACCCCTGCTAATTCGTTCAGCAGCAATGTGCATCAAAATGTTCGGATGTTGGTAGCAATCAAACACCACACCAGCCACTAATTCCTCATTGCTGTTAAGCAATCCGATTGCAGAGTAGTTCTGCCATTCCTCGGTTTGCCCTTGCTTGCTTGCCACATAGCGCCCAATAAGTTCTTTCGGCTCGGTAATGATCTTCATATACCAGCCCAACCCGTTTGATACACCACGTCAGTCGATGCCCATTCAATCTGAATGCCGCTACTGGCGCTTTTTAGCTGAATTGCGCCGCAGTACCCAATGCCGGTGATGCCTTGCCAGTTGTTTGTGATCGTCGAATCCGATCCCCACACGCCAACATCCCACAAGGATGTGCCCCAAGTTGCATAGGTCTGAGGGCTAAACGACAGCGCCGCCGTGGTGTCTTGAATGTCAAAATCGACGTTCATGCCGACAAAAATGCCCGGTTGCCCGTTGGTAAAAAGGCTAGGTCTTGCGCGAGTGAAATACTTCTTAACGCCGCGAGAACCGTAGTAATTAAACGCTTGCAGCGTATTGGCAGGGATGTTTGCAGCGTTGTCTTGGTAATCTAATGTCCATGCTTTGCCAACGAAGCCATTTCCGCCGAAGTAAGGATCATCGTTGTAGATTTCCCAACAATTAGCATTCCAACCGGTAAAGTTGCACCATGCTTTTGTGATGTTGTTCATGACATACTGTTGTTGCTGCGATCCTTCGGACACCGGCACATTGACGAACAGCGCATTGTTTTTTGCGTTGTAAAGAATCTGCCAACCAAAGTTGTTTTGGTAAGTCCTAGTCGCTTGTGCAAACGCGCCTTGAATCTTGTCTGATAACGCAATCCTCGGATCAAGCCGCGAACTCTGCACAGCAGAAGCAAGGGGGTAAAGACCGTCAAGCGTGAGGATCAACAGATCGCCCGAATACTTGAACATACACCGCTTGCCAATTGGCGTGCCTAGCTTCCATACGCCAATCAGCGCCCATGTCGATGCGCTTGCAGGGTCTGTGCCTCGATACGCAACGATCTCGCCTGTGCTGGTCACAAACACTAAATTGTCATCAGCACCATAGCCAGCATCAATCGTCCACGTTCCTACGGAAACAAGGTAGCCACCGAACCGACAGATAGAACTTAGGTCTAACTGTTCAGCAGCACCGCCGATGGAGGAAGTCGGGAGATACCATGCCTTGAGGGTGTTTTTCTCAATGAACCAAACGCGGTTTTTGAACAGAGTCACATCGTCGAGCGAAGTCGTTGTAACGCCCGTAATTGCGGGAGTCGATGCGCCTGTAATCGAAGTCCACGTTGTGCCGTTGTAAAGCAGGGGAGCGTCTACCCCGTTGGCGCAATACATATAAGAGCCGCCAGGGGTTGAAACGTTGACGTACTCCCACCGGCTGTTAGTCAGTCCTGAGACAGCAGCAGCGCCAACAGCACCGCCTGCGGTTACGTCGTAAATTTTGCCACCAGCAACCGCAAACAATTTTTCGGATGCACCGCCGGAATAATTAAACAGGCTTTCGACTTGTCCTGTAATGCCCGTTGCAAATTGCTGATAGCCGCCCCGCAAGTTGACGCTTGATACCGTCGGGAACATATTGGTTAGCTGGACAGCATCCGTCGGTTCCATGTTTGCCAAGGAATCGCGGGCATTCCAGCCACCAATAGGCGCAGGCAAGGAAGCGACTTGCGCCGCTGTGCCTTGGATCATCATCCGACGGCGTGCGCTCGTTGCCATCAGTTTGTTCCGTAGCCGCTATCGGGAATGTTGTCGTAGCCGATGAGAACTGTGCCAGGACGCGGAGCAAGGGACAAGTTAGCGGAGGACATATCCAGCGCCTTCGCTGCTTCCAACTCGGTCAGATAGTTACGCATCATCGCTGTGGTATCAAAGCCTTTAGCCTCAAAATACTTTAGCTTTGTAGCGTTGACCATCAGCCGGTCGGGATAGATACAGGTGTCGGTGTCGGCAGTAAATGAATTCTTGACAGTCCCATCCGCAGCTTGCGCCCATCCTTTGCTGCGGTACTCAAAGCCAAGGTATTCAGCCGTAGACATACCGGGCCAAATCTGAAAGTACGCACCAAGCAAACGCCAACGGATACGCGGGCCGGTTGAGATATAGCCCGACAGCAACCATTCCCATTGCTGTGCATCTTCAGGCCCAAGCATTTCCCAATGTTTGGATTTATCCCACATCGTGCGCGGGACGAGGCTTTCGTAATCGCTCGGGAGCGAATACTTGATTTTTTGAAAGTAAGCAGTAGCACCAGCGGCACTTGCAGCAAAGTCCTGATTGACTGTGACTTGCGTACCTGAGTCAACCGAAACGATGTAGGTGTTCTGATTGATGCCTGTGCCTTGAACCTGATACGTCGTATCAAGCCCCGCAGTCGATGCCATCGTGATCGTGCGGGCTGCGGTCGTCCAAGTGCCTGTGGTGGTTATGTATTGCGTATAAAACGCGTGCGGTTTAGTCAATTCCCGCCAAGCGTGACGGCGCAGAAACTCGTATCCGTTCGCGTTCATTAACGCGAGAATTTGAATTACGTCCTGATTCGTGTTGCCTGCTACGCTTGTCGGGGTTGCAACGCCAAGCTCGTTAGTTACTTGCTGCACTAACTCCAGCATCGTTGTCGTTGACATTCTCTTTCCTCGGTCGGCCAGGTTTGCGCTGCTCCAATAGCATCGCCATCTGCGCCTCAAGTTCTCTCAGTTTTGCGCGGGTTTCTTCCAACTCACCGCTAGAAACCTTTTGATTCTTGTTCAGCAAGTAATTCCGCGCACGTTCGCGCAATCCTACGCCACCCATGCCAATCCGTTGCAGCTGATTATCGCTTGCCGTGGCGACTTGTTCAACCGTCTGAAACTTGAGAATCTGCAACTCAGCCAGTTGGTTGTCGCTCAGTTCGTCGGGGCGGTCTTGAAACCAATCTTTCAGCGGCACGCCAATAACCGGGCCATCACCGCTTTGCATCTGAAAATGCAGCCATTGACGGGGAAACCGTTCTTTGTGGTCATCCCGCACCGGCTGGTCAATAATTGTGGTTTTGTCTCCTGGCACTACAATTCGCACAAACGGTTTTCCCTTGTAGGGGTCTTTTTCACAGTTGTAAAACTCAACATAAAGCTGCGAATCTGCATTGTTAATATCTGAATCGAGTGCCATAACGTTCTCCTGTGGGGATTAGGTTTTCGTGCCGTTGATGCTGTACCACATATTGTTACTGACTGCGAAAAAAATGCTTGTATGGTCTTTGCTGATACTTGCCGAAGTTGTCTGATTGATCGTAGTAGTTGATTCGTACGGGTAGACCTTGAGCGTGCTTGCACCGCTGTTCGCAATGTAAATCACCTCCCCCATTTCTGTCGGGGGAAGTTTTACGCCTGTTCCCGATGCCACCGTGTCCACCGAATTGAACACGCTTACCAATTGCGTTGCGTCGGTTCTTGTCGATCCCGCGGCTGTGATTTCGTCTTTGCCATCCCCGCAAATTGAAACGGTGGATAATTGACTAACACCCGAACCAAGAACCCGCGAAGGTATGCTCATTTGAATCCTAAAACGCGCAAATCTCGCTGCGGAATATGAAAAAAAGGTTCTTCAAATCGCACATTCTGAAAACCTGCTTCGGTCAACAACGCACCGATTTCAGCTTTAGAGTAACACCAATGATGCCGCATCGTATCAGGTTCGGGCATTCCGAACAATGCTCGCCCAATCAAGTCATCATGCCGATAGCCCGCATTCCACAAGGCAATCACATTATCAAGACACGGCATCTCAAGCGATAACTGACCGCCTGGCTTCAGCACCCGCCGCCATTCCTGTAAGGTTTGTTTCACCTTCAGGCGTTCGATATGCTCAAACAGGTGGATAGCGGAAATCTCATCGGCATGGTCATCCGGCAAGTCAAGTTTCGTTACATCGGACAGCAAATCCTGATCCCCGACGCAATCGACGTTGATCCAGCCAGGCCATGATCGATCCCCCGCCCCTAAATGGAGTCGAATAGCGTATCCCATGCCGCTCCAATCTGTTCGGGGGAATAGTGCATTTGAATGTATCGCTGTCCTTCGCGTACCAAATCGTTCAATTCATGCCTGTAGGCTTGCGAAAACTGCAATCCACCCTTGACTGGCCCAAGGTAACAAAAGTGCCTAAATTCCTTGTTTATAACAATCTTACTCGCGATTACAAAGCAACCCGCCATGACTGCGTTAATGAGTCGATTGGGGCTTTTGTAGGTTTCCTCGGCATTCGGTAACAAAACAATGTTGCTTTGGTGCAGCAGTTGTTCTTGTGCGCTGTTCGACCACGGCACGCAATCAATCAGGTCATTTTTCCCTGTGCAGTAGGTTATATCGTACTTTTTCAACATTTGTTGATAAGGCAAGATTTCTTTCAGATTGCTCTGATGCCCCATCCACAAAAATTTATTGCCGTCTGCGTGCGGTTGACCTCGGTTTTCCCACGAATCGGGGATTACTTGGGCATCCCTTTCCGCATGGCGGCGAATTCGTCGCGCCATTTCCGGAGTCGGACACACAACTGCATCAGCTTCTCGAGCCATTTCTTCATAAAGTTTCCCTAACTGTGGATGCTCAAAATGGTCATCGCAAATATCGACCACCATTTTTACGCCTTGCCCCTTCATGTGATGGAACAGCATTGCATCATCGGGGTGCGGCTTTGCAAAGACGGCTATATCCGCGCCTTGAGCATTCAGCCTTGATTTGTGTTTGCAATACGCCGAGGGCAGTTGCGCCCTCAATCGGTAGGATGCCATCTCAGCACCCCCGCGATGCAGCCAGGTTACGCTGCGAGCTTCCATGCGCTCCTAACCCGCAGGATTTCGGCTATCAGCCCGTCTCCCCGCGCTTCGATTGTAATGTCCGGCATCACGCTAAATACCAGTTGGAACTCGTTTGCCTGCTGCGCCATCGCCATGTTGCTTACAAACTTCTTGCGATGCGGCGCTTCACCGACATAAATTTCAATTGTCTGACCAGCTTTCTCACCCGTAAAGCGTTTCGTCCCATCCTCGCGGATGCAAGAGTCATAGCCGTACAGGATGAACTTGCGAAAGCCGAGCAAGTAACCGATGTTGATAGCCCGCAAGCCGGAAGTCGTTCCACCGCCTACTGCAAGCCTTTTGCCTATTGCCTCGCATTCAGCGTCTTGCGACCACGAATGCCAAAGCAGCACATTTTTGTCAGCAAGCCAGTCAAACATCACCGGCGGGCATCGGGATGCCACCATGTAAACCGTGTGATCGTTCTTTTTCTGAATGCAGTTAGTCCTGTCTCGTGGGTCAAGATCAACCCACAAATCAGGTTTTATGCCGTTGTCGCATAGGAAATCGTGTGCGCCCTTGATAGCGCAGATCGTCCTGCCCTGTTCGCGTTGCTGTCGTATCTCATCAACGAACTCAGGCATTGATGGGCCGCTCCCGACCAGCACAAGTGTTCCATCGTGCCGAGCGGGAGCGGGTTGTAGCTCCGGAAGTCCCCGCGCAAGCGCAGAGCGGATGTAAGCCGAATTTTCGTCGGGCGTACCAGCAGCCCGCACAGAGATTTCCAGTTTATTCATTAAGTACCTGCAACACCCGAAGCGATATGCGGATAACCAGCAATGCAGGTAACCGCAGTCGCGTTGGAAATTGAAGTGGTAGCCACAAGGCCAAACACCGCGCCACCCGAAACAACAGCGTCATCCAGCACGCCGGCAGTTGCGGTAGTGTAGAGCGGGACGTTCGGGGCGCAGTTAGCAGCCAAATTGACTTGCACCTTGCCGCCCAGTTGCACCCAACCGTAATAGCCCGAAGCAATCGAAGTCTGAGCGAAACCAATCCGCTTGCAAGTTGCTGCGAGCGTCGTGGTCATCATCTGCGCCTTTTGCGTGTCATAAACGGCGACAGCAGCATAGGCAGAGATTTCAGACAGAGCTTGGACGTACACGGCTTGACCGCCGTCGGAAGTGTTGACCACCGTACCAGTCGTGAATTGCGAAGTCTGATCCACGTTGGTCAGGGTAACGCCTGCGGTATTACTTACGCTGAAAGTAGGCATTTTCGTTTCTCCTATTAAGCAATCAGCACGCCGCAGAACTGCGGGCCGCTGCTAGTCAAGTTACCGGCCCAACCAATCAGCTTAACGATTGCATCTTGGTTGACTGCTTGGCGCTCGCCACCAATCGGAACAAAGTTCCGGTCAGCGTGCGGACGGAACATCAGGTACTTGGTGTTCAAGAAGAACATATGGTTAGCGGTAGCGGAAGAACCGATACCACCATCCAGCACCACGTCCGAAGCCATACCAGCGCCAAAGTATTTCAGCGAGGCAAAGCCAGCACCGGCCATCGACGAACCGCTATCGGTAATCCGCTGGATCGCTTGCAGCGATTGCAGATACAGACGATAGTAGTTGTTGTCAGCCACGATCAGATCAGGCTTGTCCGTTCCACGAATCAACTGAACAGCGACTGCATCCATGTATTGCTGGATGTTGGACGCCGAAACCGCAGCCGAACCGTTGCTAAGACCGGAGTACGACACCGAGCGCCAAAACGACCAAGTAGCACGATCAATGCCGCCGTAAGTGCCCGAACTCGGAGCATCAGGCACAGCAGCGCCCAAGCCGGTCAGGTTCTTACCAGCGTTACCAGTACCGTCAAGATACAGGTCACCGCTGATACGGTTAGCCAGTTGCGCCTCAGCAACGCTCATACGACCGTCCAGCAGGTCGATGATCGCCTCTTTGCCGCTGTTCTGAATCATCTCGAGGCCGCTGATCGAAACTGCCGAAGCGTATTGGGTGATCGAGAACTGCGCCGCAGAGATCGGGCTGTTTTGGGACACGTTCAGCACTTCATAGCCGCTATAGCTATTGGTGTTGTTGGTGGCGCTGTCGTTATACATAATCTCTTGCAAGATTACGTTACCGCCTGAGAAGGTCTTGACGTTTCCGCGTTCTTTCAGTCGGCGCAGCAGGGCGTTGTTGTTTGTCCTTTTTGTTCATGTCCTCGGCTCTTTATCCGAAGCTCCTGCATGTTTTATTCCATGCAGAGCAGACTATCTCATCGTAAGTTTTTCGCTTGCTTGGTGGCGCTAATTTTTGCACCGTGGCCTTTCGGCTTTCCAAGCTGCGCCAATCTACGTTTTAAGTTGCTTTTCGCGCTAGGACGGTAACCATTGGCTACTCGTGCCGCCGCTGCCTTTTTTGGAGCATCCGCAGGGGGTCTAAACGATAGTTCATTTTCGTTTAGCAACAAATCTTGCACCCTGTAATGCTTCATCCAAGACAATTCACGCTCGCGCTTTTCAATCACGGATACATCTGCTGGCATTGTTTCTAATACTTTCATTTGAAACAAACCAGCGTGATCGTTCCACGCTTCTTGCAACCGTTTAGAAGTGTGTTTACCGGATTTCAACAGGCTGCGATGCTCGCGCATCCGCTTACCTATCTTGCCCGATGTGCAGCCTACATAAGCCGCGCCGGTACTTGCATCTTCTAATCCGTAGATCGTCACCATTTGGGATTCCCCTCTTTGGTTAATACTTACGCTCCGCGCTCGTGGGACTTGACTTCCGTCGCATCCTAGTCGTTACACCTTCCGCAACCCTTGGTTATCCTTTGCGGCTTGGCTCGGTGTTGGCATCTCAGCTTTTCACCGAATTCACGGAGTTTTATAACGTCTATATGTTAAACGTTATCAGCAAGCTCACCGCTACGGCTTTGGATGTTAGTAGCGATAATGTCGCTGATAGAACTATTGGCAAATGCCATGGTTTTCTCCTATCAGGTTTTTAGAGTCGATCTGCCATGCTGTCGAATTGTTCGGCAAGCAGGGATCGGCGATCTTGCGCTTTGGTAGCCGTTGTCGCGCCGGGTGCGGCACTTCTGACACTAACCGCTGCCGCTCTAGCCTTCTTCGCAGCTTGATTCGCTACGACCTTTTGCTGAGTCTCAACTTGGGCTTGTCGGCTCTGTTGAACTTGCTGATAAAGGTTGTCGTCTAGGCGTAATGCTTTTTCATACGCATCCTCTAATGTCGTTGCTACACCGCTTTGCAGCAAACTAATCATTGTCGGACGCGCTTCTTCAAAATGCTCAGCCCGCATAGCGAAACTGTCAATCTCGCTTAGCAAAGACTGGTTCTGCACTTGCTCTTGTTGCTCTTTCCAACTCAACACCTCGCCCCGAACTCGATTCAGTTCCTGCTGAAGTGCTGAAATATTGGGATCAACCATCTGTTGTGGCAGTTGGCTCATGTCACCCAAATTCACACCGTACTGCTGCGCGAGTCGCATAAAAAGTTGTTGCTTTTGCTGCGGATCGCTATACCGTAATGCGTGATCTGCTTCCATCAAGGCTTTGACAGCCTTCGGTGCATCCATCCCCAAGCCGCGGATTGTCTCCATGTAGGGGTTCAAGACCTCGTTAAACTGGTCTGCTATGCGGGCTTTTTCCATCAGGGGCTGTACCCCTGCTTTCATTTGTTCTTCGCGCTGCCAGGCGTATTCTTTCATCCTGTCATCAGCGGTTTGCCAAACGTCGTGATAATCTTTCTTCCACGAAGCCGGTGGGCGTTTCCAAACGGGTTCTTCTACAGGCTCTTGCGCCTGCTGCATCATTGTCTGCTCGGGCTCTTTCGCTGCAAACTTGCCTTGCTCGTCGCGGGGCACATCCTCGCGGACAGGTTCGGGGGCGCTTTCGACTTGCTCAAACTGTTCCAGCAACTTTTCTCTGCGGGTATCTTCAACTGGTGCAATTGCGTTTAGATCGCTCATTTATCTCTCCCTGTGGGGGTTACGGGTAAATCGTGCGTCATCGCGCAGTTTGTTTAACATCTTGTTTGCATCTGCGTGAGTCATGTTTGCCAGTTGCGCCCGCAATACTTCTTTGCGGTTATCCTTCACCGGAGCAACTTTCGTTTCCATCTTTTCGTTGCCGACTTCAATGCAGCCATGCGCTTGCAGGTGTTCCCTGTGGCGGCTGCGGCTGGTAATCATTGATCCGTCAATCATGGACTGATAAGGCTGAATGTCGGGCATTACATGGTGCAAGGGAGTCGGTTGGTACTCGCCAACTTCTATTGCTTCACCATCAACATAAATCCAGCGTTTTTTCATAGAAGTAACAGAATTTCCTCATCGTCCGTTTCGATATGCTGATTCCATATTTGTTCAGCATTCTTAAGATCGGCAATCAATTTATCAAAATTAAGATTGCTTGTCAAAATCTGTTGCTTGGTTATGTATTTCAGCGGTTCGACGACTTCGGGGATATCTTCTTTACCTTCAACAATTCTTTCATACAAGGCAAGAACTTCTTTGCGACGCTCCTCTCGAACCGCTTTTTCTCTTGCAAAGCGATCTTTCAGTTTGTCGCCGTCATGGGTATCAATATCGACAATTACGGGAACAAAGTCCCATGTCGCATCATCCCATGTGCCGGTGTCCCATCCTCCGTTCATACAGCGATTTCAACGCCTATTGCCTTGCCATCAGGCCCGCGAATGATGCGTTTCGGCGCATTTAGCGTTTGGATCATTGAGGCGATATTGTCCATCGTTGCATTCGCCTTGTTTGCCATGTCCTCGTGCAAATTAGCGACTTGCTGCACAGCAGCAACGACGTTATCTCCAAGCTCGGCAGTCATGCGTTCGGAAGCCGCATTTGCAGCCTGTAGCAATTGCAAATCTTGCCCAGGATTGGCACTAATGCGTGCAACGGTAACTTTTGTTGCTGCGTCAAGTTCGGTTTTCCAGCGGTTGTATTGTTCTTCCATTTCCGCTTTCTGACGCTCAAACTCCATTTTCTGAGCATCCATCTGAGCACGCATCTGCTCGATTTCGATTTCGCGCTGCGCTTTTGCCTGCTCAAGTTGCAATTTAGCCTGCTCGACCTGCATATTTGCCTGCATCTTGGCCTGTTCAAGCTGCCCTTCTGCTTGCATTTTCGCCTGTTGCAATTGCTGTTCAGCCTGCATTTTGAGCATTTCGGGGTTTTGCTGCGGTTGCGGCGGCGGTCTGTTGACGATTTGGTTTATGCCTTGGTCGATTGCACCTTCCAACTGACGCGCACCCTTGAACGAGGCAACCATAAATTTCATCGTCTCGCCAATCATGGGCACAAGTTCCGGTGCTTGCGTACCCAGCGGCAAGGCTTCGCGCAAGAATGCGCCCAATGCAGAGATAAACTCAGCCCGATCCCGCTTCATTTGCTGCTCGTCAAGCTGAACAAGTGAGTCAGCAGCAACTTCGATGCGGAAATTGCGTAGCGGTTTGTCTTTCAGCAACGCCAACGCTTGCGGGACAAGCTGTTGATCTTGTGGTTCAAGCTGATCCGCTGCCGCGTACATGAGAATCGTTTCGGGCTGGAACTTGGTGCAAATAACCTGCGCCTTGAGCCTGAGAAGCCCCGTAGCGAACAGCGCCACATCCTCCTGCATTGAGCGCAGCCGGATAGAGGCGTATTGCCCCTTAATTTGCTGTGCTGTAGCCGTCTCAGACGCAAAGGATGATCCTCGGATAATGTCCGAAAGACCTGTGATTTCGTAGATTTGGTTCTTAATCTCAGTCCGCGCCTGATAGCACTGAATCAGGGTCTGAGCAATCATGTCAATCGGCAGAAAGTCAATCGCGCCCTTCAAGCCGCCTTTCTCACCAAACGCCAGCCAGGTGTCGACCGGCAACAAGGCGTTATTCTCGCCCTCAGTCATCAGTCGCTGCAATGCGGGCTGTGAAGCGTCATACACGCCCCTAACACGCAAAGCCTTGACGAGTCCATCAATCCTATCGGACAAAATATCAAGCTCGTTAGCCTGATCCTGATACAGCACAAAGTCAGGAACAGGAACAAGGGTGTCGCTCGTCATCGTCGCAAACAACGGTTTCGGGCAGGGGAAGAATCCTTCTAACTCTAGCGGGTCGTCGCGCTCGTCAATGATGTTAGGCATCGACTTGCTGAACCAG